TACCGCACCTGCATCAGTTGCTAGTGGTTCAGACCCGTCTGTTAATGTTAATGGTACTAGTGGAGGTGAAGCTCCCTTAGGTACCGCAGTACCAGCTACTGTTGGTACAGGAACAAACAATGCAGATGGAAATGGAAGTAATACAACATCTACAAATACACCAGCCGGAACAAACGGAGGTGAAGCTCCACTAGGTACCGGTGTAGCGGCTGCACCGGCAGGCACTGGCACTGGTCCTGCAGCAGATATAGGTGCACCATCTGCTAGTGCAACTAATCCTGATAATGATTGGCGTATAAAATTACAATTGGCACAAGGTGCAAAATACTTATATAAAACTGCAACTGATTCTAGTGACATATTGCATCCATTGAACTTAACAAATGGAGTAATTTTTCCATATATGCCGTCAATTCAAGTTGGGTATAAAGCATCATATGATTCACAAGAGTTAACACATACTAATTATAAGATGCATTTCTACAAAAATAGTTCAGTAGATGACATCACCATAACAGCAGATTTTACTGCACAAGATACTGTTGAGGCAAGGTATATGTTGTCAGTAATACATTTCTTTAGAAGTGTTTCTAAAATGTTTTATGGACAAGATACAAGTCCTAGAGCAGGTACACCTCCTCCTTTGTGTTTTTTATCTGGGTTAGGTCAATATCAATTTAATAATCATCCATTGGTAATAACTGGTTTTACTTATAATCTACCCAATGATGTTGATTATGTTAGAACCGAAATAGGAGCAGCTTGGAGAGGATACACAATACCAACACAAGCAGGTGGTACTAAACAATCACTAACTCAATCAGTGCTTCAAACATTAAGACTAGCTAGTGCAAATCTTAATGCAGGTGGAACTACAAATGCACCTGTATTTTTATCAAACAAAAAGCAACAGGTAACTTATGTACCAACAAAAATGCAAATGACAATTACTGCATTACCAGTTGTTAGTCGTAAAGATATTAGTACTAACTTTAGTCTTTCAGACTATGCATCTGGTAATCTACAAGCTAAAGGATTCTGGTAATGACTACAACTTATACACAAACAAGTCCTTATTATTTGACTAGTGTTTATAAAAATTTATTTTTAGATGTTATGGAAAATCGCAGTATACCTAGTGATCCTAATGATATATACTGGGAAATCACAGTAACATATCATATGCGTCCTGATTTATTAGCGTATGACTTATACAATGATAGCAGATTATGGTGGGTATTTGCACAACGCAATCCTAATAGAATTAAAGATCCCTTGTTTGATTTTACTGTAGGTACATCAATCTTTATACCACAATTAGATAATTTGAAAATTTGGTTAGGTATATAAGATGGCAGATATAACCGCCCTGCAAAATATAGTTAATAGCGATACACAAGAGGTTGCATCTGCTCAAAAAAGTGTAGATACTGCACAGAGTAATTTAGAGGCAGTTCAATCTGCATTAACTTCTTTTCAAGCAAAATTGGATGCCGCTAATGCATTAGCAGCATCTTTACCTGCTGGTTCACCCGAACGACAAGCGGCTGAGGATAAAGCGGCAAACTATCAAATAACAGTAAACAATTACGTAAACAACACAATACCAAATGCACAAGCTACTTTACAAAACAATACATCTCTCCTCACGTCTGCTACTAAAAAACTTAATCAAGACCAGCAAGCATTAAATGAAGCACAAAGTGCAGCTAATTCAAGTAATGCAAGTTCATCAACAAGTACAACAGACACAAATTCACCAACACCTGTAAACAACTCGTCTTCAAGTTCTTCATCACCGACTAGTTCAGGAAACTCACCTGCAAACACAAATTCAAATACAAGTAGTTCAGATGACAGTACTACCGGGAATAGTTCTACTGGGTCAAGTGGTTCATCATCTAATGGTGTAGGTACTGGTAATAGTACTGCAATATCAGGCAGTACCACAAATACACCTAGTAATTCTAATGGCACAAATACAGCCGGTAGCCCGCTTAATCCAGCACGAGAAAACCCACTGTCAAACTTCAGTAGCTACACATACAATATCAGTTTGTATATGATAAATCCAGATTCGTTTAACACATACAGTTCTGGTGGAAAGTTAATACCTACTGATTGGAAATTAATTTGTCGCAGTGGTGGTATAAATAACACACCTAATGCTAATCAACAAACATCACGTGCGGCTGAAATGCCTTATGATTATTATATTGATAACTTACAAATAGTAACTGCGGTTAGTAGTAAAGAAACACAAACTGCAAGTAATAGTTTTAAATTTCATTTTCAAGTTTTTGAACCATATGGATTTAAATTTCCTACTCAATTGGTAAAAGCTGCTGTAAATACGCAACAGAATAGCAAGATTAGACGAGATAGTGAAATTAATGAAACAATAGTTGCACTACAAACACAATTCTTGTTAGTAGTAAGATTTTATGGATATGATGCTAAAGGAAACTTAATTGATCCATCAAACTATCCACAAGCAGATATTACAAAAACAGAAAAGGATTCTGTTTTTGAACGCAGTTGGCCAATTCAAATTACAGGTTTTAAATTTAAACTAGACAATAAGTTAATTGTATATGATATAGAAGCATCAATGGTTAGTGAACAGTTTGCATTGGGTAAATATAGAGGAACAACCGGCGAAACGTTTGAACTTAAGGGTGCTACAGTAAAAGACATGTTGGTTGGAAACTCAACAGGATCAACTAAAGGTAATGTTACTGGGTTAGTAGAGTATTTGAATCAACGACAAATTAATTTACAAAAAGATGGTAGACTGGCAAAACCAGATACATATCAAATAACATTTGCACCAAACTGTAAAATAGATGAAGCAACAATGATAGAGTTATCAGATGTGACTCTACAAAATACACCAGTTAAAGCTGTAACCAATGCAAATCAAGTCAATGTAAGATTGTCAGAGAAAGCCCCTGTTGTACAAAAATTGACAAAACCGTTGACAGTAACTGATGAACCTATTCTATCTATAATAGATAGGGTCATCACACAAAGTTCATATATTACAAACGCATTAGGTATCAAAGATAAAGAAAGTCTAAATGTATTAGATACAGATAAAGACTACACAGTTAATAGCGCTGCATCATCAGATATATTGGCGTGGTATCATGTTACCCCTTGTGTCACTTTGGGTGAGTACGACAACATAAGAAAAACTTATTCTTGTAACATAAATTATGTAATACAACGTTATGAGATTCCTTATATTCGTGGTATTAATATAGGTAAAAAATCTAATTACCCAGGACCCTATAAACGTTATCAACATTATTATATGGGTGATACACAAAATGCAAAAGAAATTATAGGGTATGAGCAAGATTACAATTTATTGTTTTTTAACTTAGCAGGGCAAGGAAGTAAAGCTGGTATCAATAATACTGATGACTCAGCACCAGCTGGATCACTTGCAAATGATCAACAAAGTATTAGTAAAGAGGGCGGATGGTTCTCTAAAACTTTAGGTTCAGTTAAATCTTTTTTGTATAGCCCCTCTGATCAATTAAAAGCAAGAATTACCATATTAGGTGATCCTGATTACTTAATGACAAGCTCGTGCCGCGGGGTTGATGTTGCAATAAAAAAATACTACGGTGAGGATGGATATACAATTAATCCTAGCACTAGTCAAGTTTTTATTGAAGTTAACTTTAGAGATGCAGAAGACTATGATAAAACAGATACTGGTTTACTAAATCCAGCCAATGACGGTGATATTATGTTTTGGAATTATCCTGCTAGTATTGCAAATCAGATTAACGGTGTAGCATATAATGTTTGGGAAGTAACTAGTACTTTTAGCAAAGGTAAATTTACACAAGAATTAAAGGTTGCAATTCCACCTTTCAAAGATACACCAGGTACAAGTGCAACTAGTGCAACTGCATCTGGATCAACTAGCTCATCAGCCGCATCAGCACCTGTACTTGATTCTAGTGGAAGATTAACCGCTGCAAGTGACCCTAGATCACTTATTGCTAATAATGCAGTAACATTACCAACCAGTACAAATAATACATCATCATCCACTGCAATAGATGATGGTAATACTACAACACAAAAATCATCTACTACAGTTTCAGCTGGTGCTGATCCTAGGAGCTAAACATGAGTGCAAATGAAGATATAATTAAACAAACGGGTAGCTTCAAGTCAAGCAAAGATGACAGGGGTGGCGCCACACTAATTCCTAGTGCAGTTAAAGGTATTGTTAAAAACAATATTGATGATTCACGAACAGGAAAGATTCAAGTATATTTAATACGACAAGGCTCTAATCCTGATGAAAATAACCCCAAAGGTTGGACTACAGTAAACTATATGAGTCCGTTCTTTGGATACACACCTAACACAGGTGGAAAATCAGACAATGGAACTTATGTAACTAATCCTAATAGTTATGGAATGTGGATGACTCCACCTGACATTGGTACTGAAGTTATTTGTGTATTCTTAAATGGTGACCCGAGTAAAGGTTACTACTTAGGTGCATTACCCATTGCAGGGATCAATCACATGGTACCTGCTTTAGGATCAAGCGATAGTGTAATAACTAACAGTGGTGAAGCAAAAAGTTACGGTGGTGCAACTCGTTTACCAGTTAGTGAAATTAACAATGCAAACCCTGCACAAGGTGATAATACAGTACTACCTATTCAACCCAGACCAGTGCACAGCTATCAAGCCGGTATATTATTCAATCAAGGATTAATTCGTGATCCTGATAGAGGTACAATCGGATCAAGTAGTATGCGTGAAAGCCCAAGTCATGTGTTTGGTATAAGCACTCCAGGAAGACCTATATATCAAGGTGGATATACAGATGCTACTATAGGTGATGCTATCAAAGATAGCAGTATATCTGATGATAAATTTAAAATTATTGGTAGATTAGGTGGTCATAGCATTGTAATGGATGACGGTGATGTTACAGGTAATGATCAACTAATAAGATTACGCACTGCGCAAGGTCACACAATTATAATGAATGATGCTGCACAGACATTGTTTATTATGCATGCTAATGGTAAGAGTTATATTGAGTTAGGTAAAGAAGGTACAATTGATATGTACGCTACCAATTCAGTTAACATTAGAACACAAGGTGATTTGAATTTACATGCGGATAGAAACATTAATTTGCATGCCGGTAAAGATGGTAATGGTGACATTAACATGCATGCTGAGAATATAAGAACAGAAAGTAATAAAGAAACTTCACAATTTGTGGGTACGACATTTAAAGGTTATACAAAAGGTGAATATACTCAAAAGAATGAGAGTAAGACATCAATACTAAGCGGTGGAGAATATGGTGTTAAAAGTAATAACTCTGTTGTTGTTCTTGACGGCACTAATGTTAAATTAAACAGCGGTGACCCATCACTAACTCCTCAAGAAGTAAAACAATTACCAATTAATGCACACCCTGATACATTGCGTGATGATACTAAAGGTTGGGCACCTGCTCCGGGATTATTGCCTAGTATAACAAGTCGTGCACCGGCACATAGCCCATGGGCAAACGCAAACTTTGGTGTTGATATTAAAGTAGATAATAGTTCAAGTGCTGCATTACCGGCAAGTCCAAATGCGACTACTGCGGCGGTAAATACAGCAACATCTACACCGCCGGCGAATATTACTAGCCCTGCAATTGCGGCAACAACACCTACTGTAGCACCGGTTAGTAAAGCAATTGATAATGCAACAACTAAAGCGGTATTGTCACAAGTCGCAGTTAGCGCTGCAACAGGGCCATTAAAAGATGCAGTTACTGCTGGTGCAGGTGTAGTTACAGATAACGGGGTGTCATGTGCAGTATTGGGTGCATATGGTAGTCAACCTGGCCATTTAGAGGATGCAGGATTCCTTAAGGCAGGTGCATCTATCATAGCAAATAAAAATATACAATCAGGTATGGATATTGCCAGCGCAATACCTACAAATTTATTCACAGGTAAAGATGGTATCAAATCTGCACAAGATTTTGTTACAAGCCCCGCCGCTCAAGCAAATGTAATGACGTCATTAATGGCAAAAACACAAAGTGCATTAACGGCAGATGGAACTATTTCTGGGAATGAAAGCGGTACACAAATTGCAGGTTTAGTAACAGGTGGTGCAATCGCAGGAATAAGCGCAGTTAAAAATTTAACATCTACAATAGCTAGCGGTGCTGGGTTATCTATTCCCGGAATTCCATCTGTTTCAGATATTTCTGCATCGGTAACCGGTGCATTGCCCAGTGATATTAAAGGTCTAGTGTCTGGTGCAGGATTTGCCAGCGGTCTTGCCGATAAAGCGATGAGTGCATTTAGTGGAGTAACACTTGGATCATTTGACCCAACTGCCGCACTTAAAGGATTTACTTCTGGTATGTTCTCAAATGTGTTAAAAGATTTTGAAGACTTGACATCAGGATCACCTCTTAATTTGACAAAATTGAAAGAAGCAAAAGATGCGGCTAAATCAGCACTTGATAGTGTAGCAGGATCAACAGGTAGTGCAAGCACTTTATCTAATCTTACAGGTTCATTAGGGTCTGCAATACCCAGTATACCGGGACTCAATGCGCTGGGTGCAGGTGTTGCATCAGTAACAAATATTGTATCGAAAGTTTCATCTCTTAGCCCATCTTCTATACCGGGCGTGGGTGATATAGCCAATGTTGCTGATAAAATTAAAGGCGCTGCAAGCTCAGGATTGTCAGGAATATCAAATCAAGTAGATGCATTAAAATCAAAAATAAGTACTACCGGATTAGAGGCATTTGCTAAATCAGGTATTAGTTCTTCTGCGGCACAAGAACTAGAATCAAGTGTGTCATCGTTAGGTGGCGGATCAGTATCTGTGGCAATAGCTACAGTAGCAACTGATACAAGCCCTGCATCAACTGGTGTTACCAAACAGTTATCCGCAGTACTTGGTGATGATAGAATTCCACCTATTGCAGAAGGTCCTAGCGCCCCTGTTGCTACTAGTACCGCGATTGCTAGCGTAAATGATATAGCAACACAAATAGCGACAGAAGAAGCAAACTATCAAAAATTAAAAGACGCATTACTAACTGCACAAGATAATTATGGTCTTGATAGTGCACAAGCAACTGCTGCTGATGCGGCATTTACTGCATCAGCTAAAAAACTAGATGACTTAAATAGTCAACTTAACAACATTACTGTTTAATAGGAAAACACATGTCAACATATATTGGATTTAGCACACAAAATGTAAACAATGTCATGACCAATGGATATACTCCTGGTTATACCAATACAATAGGTATTAACAAGACACCATCTACAAATGGTGTTAAATTTAAAACGACTGATGAAGCATTGGTAATACAAGATTTTATCAATGCAATGAATATTCAACAAGGTACTAAACCAGGCAAACCCGGTTACGGTACAACATTATGGACTTTTATATTTGAGCCAAATACAGTAGATACAACCTATGAAATTGAAACAGAAATTCAAAGAATTGCTAGCTTAGATCCTAGATTAATACTAAACTCTATAACAGTAAATTCAAAAGATTCAGGTGTTATGGTAACGATAGAATTAGCAGTTAGCCCATTTAATAATCCTACAACATTAGCATTGTTCTTTGATCAAGGATCAGGAACTGCATCAGCGGTATAAATCGTTGGTTTTTTGTACGATAAATATATAAAAGAGAATACATATGGCCACAAGTTCAAGACAATCAAATATTTTTGGGGTAAATGATTGGAAGTCAATCTACAAAACCTACAACAGTGCAGATTTTCAAAGCTATGATTATGAATCATTGCGTAAGAATTTTGTAGATTATCTACGTGCATACTACCCTGAAACATTTAATGACTATGTAGAAAGTAGTGAATACATTGCTTTACTAGATGTTATTGCCTTTATGGGTCAGGGTCTAGCGTTTCGTGATGATTTAAATTCACGTGAAAATTTTATCGATACTGCTGAACGTAGAGATAGTGTTATCAAACTTGCAAACTTAATTGGCTATACACCTAAAAGAAATATCACCGGTCAAGGTTTTTTAAAGTTAGTTAGTATTCAGACATCTGAACCAGTTAGCGACATTAATGGTTTAAACTTGGGTAATATTAATGTTTTATGGAACGATCCTGCTAATCCAAATTGGCAACAACAGTTTAACGCAATCATCAATGCATCATTAGTTACTAGTCAACGTGTAGGACGTCCGGGTAATACTCAAACTATTTTAGATGTTCAAACTGATGAATATGGAGTAAACATTCCTCCAACTTATATACCAACAAGTTCATTTACTGGAACAGTAGATAGTAACTCAATGAATTTTGAGTGTGTTAGTGTTTCAAGCGTTAATTCAAATTCTTTATACGAAAAGAGCCCTGTACCAGGTTCACCATTTAATATTTTATATCGCAATGATAAATTGGGCTATAGTAGCCCAAATACAGGATTTTTTGTTTATTTTAAACAAGGAGTCTTACAACAATACACTTTTAATATTGCAGAACAAACAACCAATCAAGTGGTAGATATCAATATCGAAGGTATAAACAATACGGATACGTGGTTATTTGAAGTTAATACAACAACAGGTGCATTGACTCAATGGACTCAGGTTGACAACATCTATGCAAATCAAAATACTCAGTTGGCAGGCAATCAAAGAAAAGTTTTTAGCGTAATCAGTAGATTCAATGATCAAGTTAGCTATCAATTTGGTGACGGCGTGTTTAGTGAAATACCAGTTGGCACTTTTGTTGCATTTGTTCGCTCAGGAAATGCATTGACATACACAATCAATCCAACTGAGCTTAATGGTATATCAATTAATCTCAATTATCTAAGTAAAAATAATCGCATAGAAACATTGTCATTGGTTATGGAACTAACTCTTCCTGTAACAACGGCACAAGCACGTGAAACATTGACTGATATTAAGAGTCGTGCACCACAGCAATACTATACACAAAATCGTATGGTTAACGGAGAAGACTATAATAACTTCCCGTATACATTATACAGTTCAATTATTAAAAGCAAAGCAATCAATCGCAGTAGCGTCGGTGTAAGTAGAAATTATGACCTACTCGATCCAACTGCCAAGTTCAGTAGCACAAATGATTTTGCTGATGACGGTGGTTTGTACATGGATCCATCCGATGGATTTACCACATTCACACCTAACGGATCAAGCAGTATTGCAAGTTTTTTAACAACTACATTAGCTAACGTACTTAACAATTCACGCTCACAACAGTTTTATGTTCAAACTTTCCCCTGGGTTACAATGACATATACTACACTAAGTAGCATTTATTATTGGGGACAAACCAGTAGAGTTGACAATGAAACAACTGGATACTTTTACAATAGCAACGGTCCAGCCGGAATTGGTGTTTATGCTACAGGTAATGTAGCGTATATAACTGAAGGTGCATTGTTACGATTCGTTGCACCGCCTGGTTATTACTTTGATCAAAGTAATCAATTGGTTGGGGGTTTGGCAGGTCCAAGTGACATTACTTATATTTGGGCTAGTGTAACTAGTGTCACTGGGGATGGTTCTAATAGTGGTATTGGTAATTTAAGTAGTGGAGTAGGTCCTGTTGTATTGAGTGTGTTAGTACCAGACAAATGCAGATTGACTACCATTATTCCTTCATTTACAAATAACTTGGGAACAACATTGATACAAGATTGCATCACACAAATCAATCTTAAAAATGATTTCTCGTTAGTATTTGACAATACTATGTTAGCTAATCAAGCCCGTTGGAGCCGTAGTACAGTTACAGATGCAAATGCTTTTGTTACCTTTAAGAGCCAAAGTTCAGGAAGCTACTTAGTAACATACCGTAGTCTTGCATATTTCTTTGCAAGTGCTAATGAAATAAGATTTAGTTTTGATAGAGATAAAGTTATATATGATCCTCTAACGGGAAAACTGATGCAAGATTATATAACAATTTTAAAATCAAATAGTCAACCAATCAGTAATAACGCTTTGGCTAAAGATATAAAATTATATGTTGTTGGGCAGCCAACCGAAACAGATGGTTATGTAGATGATTATAGTGTTGAAGTCTCAACCATAGATGCTACTACTAATTTTATTCGTGACCCAGACTTTTTTGCTGCAGTAACCGGCTATGTTACTGGATTCTCAAATTATCAATACTTTACATTCTTTCAACAATTGACTGATGCAAATATGTTGTCTAGATATGTTATGATACCTACCAGTGAAATCGTATATCAATATGGTTCATTGGCAGATATTACCACAGTTCGTTATGAGTATCCAGCAAATACTGTATTTTTTGCAGCTTTTGAAAATGCATTCTATGTCACAGTACAAGACCCAACAAATGCTAATGTATTGACAGTAAGTTCATTAAACAATTACACGGTTAAAACTGGTAGACAGGGTTTATATTTCCAGTATCGTCACATCTCAAACGAAACAACACGCATTAACCCAGCTACAACCAATATTATTGATTTATATTTGGTTACACAGAGTTATTATACGCAATATCAAAATTGGATAACAGATACAACAGGTACTATAGCAGAACCCTCTGCGCCTAGTATTAACGAACTAATGCAGTCATATTCCAATTTAGAAAATTTTAAAATGCTAAGTGATAGTTTGATTATGAATAGCGTAAAGTTTAAACCATTGTTTGGTGTAAAAGCAGACCCGAGCCTACAAGCAACTATTAAAGTAATTAAGAATGTCGGAACAACTGCAAGTGATAGTGAAATACGTACATTGGTTCTAACAGAAATCAATAGGTATTTTAGCATTGATAATTGGGGATTTGGTGATACTTTTTATTTTAGTGAATTGAGTGCATACTTACATAGTGTGTTAGGAGATTACATTAATTCTGTAGTATTGGTACCAAATGATCCTAACTTAGTATTTGGTGATTTATACCAGATCGGTAGCGCACCGTATGAAATATTTGTAAGTTGTGCACAAGCAACAGATATCACAGTTATAACAGCACTAACTCCTGCTGAGTTACAGAATTAAAATAGGCATAGATAATGGCAACAAAAATTAGAACAATTGATTTTTTACCAGAGATTTTTCAAACAACCACAAACGAGTTATTTTTAAATGCTACGTTAGACCAATTGGTTCAACAACCAGATTTTAAAAAGGTTCAAGGCTTCATTGGTAGCAAATTTGGATATGGCATTTCAAGTACTGACAAATATTTGACAGAACCAACCGTTACACGAACAAACTACCAATTAGAACCAGCAGTTGTTTTTAAGAAAAAAGATACTAGTATTGCAGTTGACATGATAACCTATCCGGGTTTGGTTAGTGCAATTGAATTAGAAAGCGGTATTAAAACAAATCATAACAATTTGTTTAGTAATGAATTCTATGCATGGGATAGTTTTGCAGATTTAGATAAACTTATTAACTTTGGTCAATACTATTGGGTACCGCAAGGCCCTGAACCAGTTACAATTTCTAATGTACAAGCATTAACTGAAGCTACCTTTGCAGTCAATAGTTTAGCAAATGAATATACTTTTGTTATTAATGATGCCTCTACTACTCAGGGTAATCCTACAATTGAATTGGTTAGAGGTGGAACATATAGATTTAATTTAAATCAAACAACACCTTTTTATATTCAAACTCAACCAGGACTGTCCGGTGTTGATGCAACGAAAACAAATGTAAGTACACGTGAAATTTACGGTGTAGAAAATAACGGTAGTCAAACACAAAGTGTAATTTTCAATGTACCGTTAACCTCAGATCAACAGTATATATTTTCGCCAGGTGACATTTTTGCAGATTTACTAACAACCAAATCCTTCAATGATATTCATCATCATTATTTGAATGAGATTGTTTCAATTGACGGTGTCAATCAACTTGAAGGTAAAACATTACTATTTTACGGTACTGATGCGGCTGAAGTTTCAAATTTTACAAATACGAATGTTAACAAATATTTGTATAAGATACGTTATCTTGGTAATTCTTCCAATCCATTGATAGAATTAGATCCATATGAAATACTTAGTGATAATACTCAAATTACTATTCAAAGTGGTGTTGATTATATCTCACGTGTATTCATTAAAGATAGTTATGGGAATATACAGCTAATCCCACAAATAACTAGTACATTAGATACTTTATATTATCAAGACGGAGTAAATCCTTCAAAATTTGGTAAAATAAAATTAATCGACAATCCACTAAGTAGTACCATCAATGTCAACGATGACGTATTGGGACAAACATCATATACTAGTCCTAATGGAATTACATTTACCAATGGATTAAAAGTTCAATTCACCGGTAGTATATTTCCTGTTGAATTTTTAAATGACACATATTATGTTGAGGGTGTTGGTACCGGAATCATATTGATACCAGTCAGCCAACAGATTGTTCCTGAACCTTTTGGTGATACAATAAGTGAAGCATTTGATGAAACATATTATGATATGGATACATATGAGAGTTCATTGCAACTATCTCATACTGCTGACTACATTACAATCAATCGTGCTAGCTTAGATAGAAATGCATGGACACGCAGTAATGCTTGGTTCCACGTTGATGTACTAAAAATAACAATTGAAAATAATACAATTAGTCCTATTGCAAGTGCGGCACTAGCATCTAACAATGCTAGAGCAAAACGACCAATTATTGAATTTTATCCTAACCTAAAGTTAATCAATTCAGGAGTTAAAGGTAGAACTGCAATCGATTATGTTGATTTATCCACAAACAATGCAATGTCAATTGTTTCTGGTGCCACTGCATATTATCCAGACGGTGTTACAAGCCAATTGTTCAATGGTGCAAGAATTGTTTTTGCCAATGATAACAATGTAGAAGTAAGAAACAAAATATTTGTAGCAAATATTTCTAAAATCAACGGTGTTGAAACTATAACACTAAGTGTAGCTAGCGATGGTAATATCAAATATCTTGATCAAGTGTTTGTAACACGCGGAGAAAAATACAAAGGTACTAGTTATTATTTTGATGGTGCATTTTGGATTCAGGCACAACAAAAAACAACGGTCAATCAGGCTCCTTTATTTGACATATTTGATAGTAATGGCATTAGCTTTAGTGACACATCATATTATGCTGGCTCAGACTTTATTGGATGCACATTGTTTCAATATGCGATTGGTACAGGCCCAGTAGATACGATTTTAAATTTTCCTATAGCATATGGTAATGTAGGAAATCTTAGTGACATTACATTTGAAATAACACTCAATAATCAAATATTTAATTATGTTATTAACAATGTCTCAACTCCTCAGTCAGTAAACACAGGATATGTATACTCATTGGACAATAATGGTAATACAATTAGAAAAATTGGTTGGGTAACTGCTGCAGAGAAAAGTTTCCAATATCAAGTGTTTAATTATGTATACAATAGTAATGTTATGCCCGCGGGTCCTATATTTATAACAGACATAGCTGCGAAAAGTAGCACATCTACTATTTGGCCTACCATAGTTGTATATGTAGATAATACAAGAGTTGACACTTCATCTTATACTGTTTCTATTGGTGCAACCACAACAACCATAATATTACTCAATAGCATAGCGGAAGATACACATGTTGATGTAATGATTTATAGTGATCAAATTTCAGAAATGGGATATTTTCAAGTACCTAGTAATCTAGACCACAATCCCTTTAACACACCTATCACTAATTTAAATTTAGGTGATATACGTGGTCATTACAAAAGTATCTGTAATAATATAGCATTGTCTGGCTCTGCATTTGGCGCAAACAATTATAGAGATATGGGCATCGTAATCCCATATGGTACTAAGATTATTCAAAATAGTTCTAGTATAGCATCAGCCGCCGCATTCCTTAGAAAACAAAGTACAAACTTCTTTAACAGTATTATATATAATTCTACAGAATATGTGAAGTTTAAAGCATTGTTGGCAAACACAGTTAACACTCAGAATTTTACTCCCTATGATACACCTGACAGCATGCTAGATAGTGCATTGGACATCATTACCAGTGTTAAGTCAAGTGATAATGCGTTCTATTGGAGTGATATGCTACCTAGCAAAACTCCAAAATATGTTAATAACTATCAATTCAAAGTTGGTATAGCAAATTCAGTATTCCCGACAAATATATTACATGACTTTAAGAATGCAAACTACAATGGTTTATTGATTTATGTAGTGCGTAATGTTGCTGGTTTACCCACTCAAACAATTCAACTTTATAAAGATATTGATTATGTTGTGCCTGATGGTCAACTTTATGTAGAAATTTTATTAACATTGCAGAATAATGATGTAATCATTATAAAAGAATATGATCAAACTTATGGAAGTTATATACCTAACACTCCTACTAAAGTAGGATTCTACCCATTGTTTGTTCCTGAAGTAATTTTGGATGATACATATACAATACCTACATACTTCCTTAAGGGGCATGACGGCAGTTATACTAAGTTGTACGGTGAGTATAATAATGGTTATTTAGAAGACTTTAGAGATAAAGTATTGTATGAATTTGAAATGCGTATCTACAATAACATGAAAGTAGATGCTAAATTGCCATTGTCACTTGATGATATTAAACCTGGCCAATTTAGAACGACAGATTATTCATACAATGATTTTATGACAATCTATAGTACTAGTTTCTTAAATTGGATTGGATTGAATCGTGTAAACTATACAAATCAGTTTTTTGACAGTAATAATGATTTCACATGGAATTATAATTCAACTCTCAATAATTTAGACAATACAAAATTCAAGCAAGGTAATTGGAAAGGTATCTATCTATGGTTATATGATACAGTAAGTCCACACACAACACCATGGGAGATGCTAGGGTTAGTTAATAAACCTGTTTGGTGGGAAACTAGATATGGCCCCGCACCTTATACAAGTGATAATACATTATTATGGACTGACTTAAGCAATGGATATGTATACAACAATGGTTCACCTTATATCAATAGTAAGCGTGTTAGACCTAATTTAGTGAGTATTATTCCTGTTGACAATCAGGGTAACTTATTAAGTCCGTTTGGACAATACACAAACGGACAATTGATATCTACATACAATAATGCAACTTTCAATGCACCATGGGCAGTGGGTGATGTTGGCCCTGCAGAATATAGTTATTTGAAGAGTTCAGCATGGCCCTTTGACTTAATGCGCATATATGCATTAACTAAACCAGCACAATTTTTTACATTAGGATTAGATTTAGATGTTTATAAGTATAGTACAGAATTTCAACAATACTTAGTATATGACAGACTTAGAACTGCCCCTAATCAATTAGAAATTTATGGCGGTGGTGCAGGTGGACCAGTGTCAGCCTACAGTAATTATGCACAACATAGTTATTTTAATTGGGTTGTTGATTATTTAAATCAATATGGTTTAAACGGTAGTTCAATCATTACAGATTTGTCAAACAGTTTAGATGTTCGTTTAGTGTATCGTCTAGCTGGCTTTAGTGATAAAAACCAGTTAGAATTTTATATAGAAAAAGGTAGTCCAAATAGTAAAAATAATGTGTTATTGATTCCTGATGACAGTTACAATATTGTATTGTATAAAAATGAACCTGATGATGTCATCATTTATAGCAGCATCATCATTCAAAAAATTAGCACTGGATATAAAATATTTGGTAATAGTCAGAACAAAGCATATTTTTTAGCGTTTGATCCATTGTTTAATAACAACTATACACCAATAACAGTTGGTGGGACAAGTGTAAATGTACCAAATGACTACGCATCTAATGTAACTGTTATACCTTATGGATATGAGTTTTCAAGCATACAATTATTAGCAAACTTTATAGCTAGTTATGGCAGATACTTGACTAGTCAAGGTATGCAGTTTACTGATACAGAAAACGGCATTGAAATAAACTGGAATCAGATGATTGCGGAAATGCTATATTGGTACAACACAGGTTGGGAAGTCGGTAGCACAATTAATTTGAATCCTAACGCAAATATTATCACAATAGATAACTCACAATCTGTGATTCAGCCTTTAACAGATTACAATGAAAATTATATTTTAAATCAAAACTTAATACAAGTTCCCATCAATAACTTAGAAATATATAGAAAAGATACTTTGTTTAGCGCCAAAGCGTTAACACAAGGTGATAGCTTAAGTTATTTCAGATCAATTGTCAGTAGTGTTGAACACGCTGTTATATTTGACAATACAACTGTATTCAATGATATAATATTCAATTTGGTTACTGGTTTACGCCAACAACGTTTGTACCTTAAAGGAACTAAAACAAATAATTGGAATGGTACATTAAATGCGCCTGGCTTCATCATAAATCAAGACAATGTAACTGATTGGCAACCCAATGTGCGTTATGTTAAGGGTGATATTGTAGTGTACAAACGTCAATACTGGATGGCTAATATACCGGTAGTTGTACCAAATATCACATTTAATTCTAATGAATGGTTATTAACACAATATCAAAATATTCATAAAGGTTTAGTACCAAATCCTAGTACTAGATCATATGAATCAGATTTATATTATAATACGTATAAGAGTAATTTAGAGTCAGATGGTGGATTGTTAAGTTATTCATTGATTGGATATAGACCAAGACCTTATCTTGCAGACGCTAACCTAGACGATACAAGTCAAGTTAATTTATTCAAGACAATGATTAAAGGTAAAGGCACAGGTGATACTCTCAAAGCATTGCAAAGTATTGAGTTACAGGGCCATGAATTCACATATGACATTTATGAAAATTGGGCTATTAAGAGTGTCGAATACGGCGGTGTATTGAATAGTAATTTTATTGAGTTTACACTTAATGGAAATGCATTAACTGGTAATCCCTCTATCATTGCAATTACAAATGGCAATGGTGTAAGTTATGCTCAACAAGAAATACCATTATCAAATATTGTCAACTATGCTAGATCCTTGATCTCTAGTGATATTTTACCTATTATGACAACTGCTCCTATGACTCAACTTGCTAGTGCAGGTTATGTACACATGGATGATGTTGCATTAATGGCATATACGGTGCAACGGCTAGATCCATTGTCAGTATATTTCTTATACGGTGATGATTATGTATGGATTGCTAATAAAACAAACGACTGGGGTGTGTATTCTGTTTTAAGTTTAAACAACTCAATTACTTCTATTAAAAATAACTTTAACAATACTGTAACCGTTACTTTTGAATCAGCACATAATCTAACCACTAGTGATGTGATTGGTATATCATATTATAGTACTGTTGTTGACGGATACTACACAATTAACAGTATTGCTAGTGCAACCAGTATAATTATAAACATTAGCTTGCCTAATGGTACTACATCAATACCTGCAGTTGGGTCTTCATTTGTAATTAAATTACAACTTCAACGCATTGGTAGCCCATTAGATATTAATTCTTTACCATTAGCATATGAATATGCAAATGAATATGTTTGGATGGATAAGGGTAGTAACAATAATTGGTTAGTGTATGAAAAATCACAAAACTATAGTAAGACAAACTTTATCAGTAGTATTGAAAATGATGTGAACGTAAGTTATGGATCACAAGTTATATATATTCCTGAAGTAGGATTTTACATCAGTGATGCTGGTCGTGGTATCATGTACAAGTATATACAATCTGATGCTGGGTTTGTCAAGATGAGTGAGTACACACCTGATGGTGGCGCAACAGCACCATATGGACAAGTAATTGCACGTAGCGATGAATTTGTAGCAGTAAGTAGTCCAAATCCATCAATAAGCCAAATCTTTATCTATCGCATTGTTAATACGCCCGAGATTGATGCGTTGGTATTAGAACAAGTGTTAAATTATACGTTTGGTGTACCCGTAGGTACCGCAATGGCATTTAGCGGTGATAGTGAATTCTTCTTTGTAAACTTCCCTGGATTAAATTTAACCAGCGCAGGTGGTGGACAAGGTGCAATTCTTATATACAAGCGTAGCCCTGACTTTACATATTTTAATCCATATCCTACAATGGCATTGTCAAATACGACATTACCTAATGAGAAATTTTTCACACTCAGGGGTGATAGACGTAGCAGTAGTGCATTGGTACCCGGTCAAAGAATATCATTCTTTCACTATACACAATTTGGTGCATCAGCATTGGCAGAAGTAGGATATGATCCACAAACAGGCTACACACTACAACAAGCAGAAACTGCAACACAAATTAACGGTGAAGCACCATACAAACAAAAATATAGACGTTATTATATCAAGGCAAGTGGTAATATTCCAGTTGGTACTATATTTGCAATTGATCCCTCAATTGACAATGTTGATTATACTGTTACTTCTACAAATAGTTTATATGATGCGCCATCAAATACAACTAAGATTTACTTAGATAATATTTTAGCTCCAATATGGACGAACTTATTTTCCGTGTTAGACACCTATTCAATTCAATATTTTGATTTGTCAATTGTGCCCGGTGTTAATCAAATTTATACATACACAAACATGTTACCAGTCAATACGTATGTTACAGTAATTACTACTGAATATACACCGGATCCCGGCTTTCCTGGTGATGCGACACGTGGTGTAACAAAAGTTCACACAGTAGAAAGAATTGGTTATAGCATTCCCGGACAAGATACATATATTCGTGCAGTACAGAATATATTCACTGGTGGAAACTATATCAGTACACCATTAAGTACAAACGCTGCTGATGTTTTTGGCTATAGTATTGCAGTCAATTATGATGCAACGAAATTATTTGTAGGTGCACCATATAAGAATTTCTTAAGTCCTTTTATTGCGAATGTGGGTACAGTATATGCATTTAGTAGATTAGAACAAAAGTATGAAATAGATTTTACTCCTCCTGCAGGAAATGTTTTTGAATTATACTTAGATTTTATTCCGGGTGTAGGAACATCTCTGTGGTTGAATGGATCTAAACTAGATACAAGTAGATATGCATTTGGATCTATAAATGATAGTGTTTATGTAAAGATATCAGGTTTAGTAGCAGGTGATATCATATCAATTAAATCACCTAATTTCGTAGTTGATCAACAATTAACAAGTTATGAAAGTCCTGATGGTGTAATACCTGGACAACAATTTGGTAAATCAATATCATGTAATAGTACTGGTACTGAAGTAATTGTGGGTTGTCCGCATGACTTGACAATGCCTGGCCAAGAGGGTGCAGTATATAGATTTACACATGAAGGTAAAAAATACGGAACAATTACTGCATTAATTGGTGTTAACGGTACTGGTCAAATGACAGAATCGTATATTCTATTGAATGGCTATAGCGTACAAATTCCAGTAGGTGATGCGTATACTGCTGCCAATGCAATCAACAATGCGGCAGTTCCTAATGTAATTGCTTATGTATTTGATACACCTTCCGGTGATAATTTACTAAGAATTCGTTTACTCAATAAATCAATAGGTGAAGAAAATAACAAATTAGATATCAATGTATTTAATGGCAACGAATTCTTCTTCTTGGGGATCGCACCTTATATCAAAACACAAGTTATTCGTGAACCACATGCACAAGAAGGTAGCTATTTTGGCGAGCATGTGTTGTTTAATGAAAAAAGTTCTTTTGCAGTAACTGCACCTCACGCAACAAGTTATGCATCTACTTCATTTGATAATCTCACTTCTGATATACATAACAACACAGTTTTTGATAATAATTTAACTACATTTGAAGATAAGTTCCCAGAAGCCGGTGCAGTATATATATTTGATTATATTCCAACATATGATGAAAGTTTATTAAATGCAGGGCAGTTTGTGTATGCACAAAGTTGTAATGATGACATTAGTGATTACGGGGCAACACCTTTATATGGCGCCAGCATAGCATTCAATAATGATACATTGATGGTTGGTAGTCCAAAGTTTAAAGCAGACATAGCAGTTAGCACATCTACATATACAGGTGACGGTACAACTAAATCTTATTCAATTTATAGCGGATTATCGTCAAACGACATTCAGGTTACATTGAATGGCATAGTACAAAGAATATCTAATCCAGCTAAAACTTATATCAATGATGGTAAAACGCTTAAGTATACATTAACTGCAGGGGCAACTCAAAATTCTTTATTTGTCACAGTTAATGGAGTGCTTCAAGTAGCAGGTAGTCCCAGCTTACCTGGATCTAATTACATTGTTAATAATACATCATTAACTTTTATAAATCGCTTAAATCCGGGTGATGTAGTATCAATTACTGAATTGTATACAGGTGCATATCATATTGTTGGATCATTATTAGTATTCAATGTTGCACCAGTCAAAAATGCAATTATACAAATCAATCAATCGTTACATAAAGATAACTTAGGATATTCTAGTGCAAACGGTAGAGTAACGATTTATGAAAACAAATCTAAAATTAACAATTGGCACATTTACAGAAATCCTACTGAAATTGTTGATTTAGATAAGATACAACAAATTAAATTGTATGATAATGTAAATGATGACACATTAGATAGTTTAGATTATTTTGATCCATTGAATGGTAAATTATTAGGTGCAGTAAGAGAAAATTTAGATTTTATATCAGATAGTGATCCAGCTGGATACAACTCACCTAAATATACAACCGGTAAATTAGTATGGGGAACTAATCATGTTGGTAAACTTTGGTTCAATACTTCTAATACAAAATTTTTAAATTATCATCAAGATGATTTACATTACAATAGTGTTAACTGGGGTCGTATATTCCCGGGTAGTACAGTTACTGTATACTCTTGGACTGAGAATTCAGTACTACCAGTTAATTATACTGGTGCAGGTACTGTATTAGATATTGAAAAATATGTAGTTGGATATTCAGTTGACTCCACAAGCCAATTGGTTACCAAATATTACTATTGGGTCAGAAATACAAATGAAATATACAATGGTAAAACACTAAGTGATAGTATTCTAGAAAATTATATCACCGACCCACAGAACTCAGGTATTAGTTATTTTGCACCATTGGACGCTAGTACATATGCTTTATACAACAGCCGAGATTATATACACGGTGTACAAACTAATATGCATATTGGATTTAGTACTGGTGTTAGTGAAGCTCCATTACGCAATGAATTTAAACTAATAAGAAGTAATTTTGCAGAAGATTTTCTACCCGGATTTGTTGATCCATCACGTGGCTATACAACCCCAATTGGATTGTACAGTAGAATGTTAGATAGTTTTGCAGGTGATGATTTAAGCGGGCAAGTTGTGCCTGATCTTAATTTACCATCATATATGCGCACCGGTGTTAATGTAAGACCAAGACAAAGTTTCTTTGTAGATAGATTCAATGCATTGAAAAATTATTTAGAGTACTGCAATACAGTACTATTGCAGTACCCAGTTACTGAGGTCAGTAATTTAACTTTCTTAAGCGCACAGGGAACATATTATGATACAACTGCATATTGGTCATATGTTTACTATTGGGATACAGGTTATAGTGATAGTACAAAAACAACAGTTGAAGTAAACATATATGCTGATTTGTTAAAATTAACACCTAGTGAAGGTATGATTGTCGGTGTTAGGTTCAATGGTCAAGGTAAGCGTGAAGTATATGCTTACACTAGTGGACAATGGAATCGTGTTGGTCTACAAGACGGCACTATACAAATTAATAGTATGTTATGGGATTATGCTGGTAACCGTATTGGATTTGGTGATAGTTTCTTTGATACATTACCATTTGATCAATACCCTAGCACTGAAACACGTTATATCATACGTGCATTGAACGAGCAAATTTTTACAGGACCTCTATTAAAATATAGAAATGAATCATTGATATTGTTATTTGAATACATCCAAAGTGAAAACACATTAGAACATAATTATCTGCCATGGCTAAACAAAACTAGCTTTGTAGATATTGACTATGTGGTTCGCCCATTAATTCAAGAAACAAAATATCAACTTGATAACTCAACATTATTAAGTGGCTACGTGGATGAAATAAAACCGTATCATACAGTAGTTAAAGATATATCATTTAGTTACACAGGCTATGATTCTACTGAGTCTTATATGACTGATTTTGATTTGCCTGCTATATATGATGCTACTAGAAACGTATTCACAACCCCTAAATTAGTGTACGATAGCAATGCGACATTAAGTAACGATGATGAATATAGTGCAAGTGCATCTATTTGGACTACCGATGCATATAGTAGCTGGTATCAAAATTTTGGATTGACGCTAATTGACATACCAAATCAAACAGTAGCATCAGTTACAAAATATGTAGCCACTGTTGATAATATTTTATACATTGATAATGCTCGTGGATTACCAATTCAAGGAGTAATGTATATCAACGGGGAAGCAATTGGTTATAATAATATCAACAGAGAAACCGGATTAGTATCAGGACTAACTAGGGGTCTTGAGAACACAACAGTAATAACACATTTACCGGGTGAACTAGTAGTAATGAATTTACCTGCAATCATGGTATTAGATGGTGGTCGCAATTATGTTAATCCACCAAGTGTTACTGCGTATATAGATACTACGATATATCCAAAACCAACAACACCAGCAGTATTGTCTCCTGTGATGAACGGCGATCAAGTTGCGGCGGTAGTAGTTGTGGACCCGGGTGCTGGTTATGCAGTCAAACCTGAAATCATCTTCTCAAGTAGCTACGATGTTACATTTGATGAAAATGCAATCAATGCCACAACTCATACAATTTTAATACCTAGTACGTTCTTTGTTACTGGTGACTTAATTAAGAGCACCTCTAGCGATCCAACTCATACAAGCATTCTTGATGGATACTATTATGTATACATTGTTGCGACTATAAATGAAAACGAACTTGCACAGATTACATTACATAAATCACATGCGGCAAGTTTAAAAGGTGAAAATCAATTGGTATTTGCTGGAATAGAAAATGCAAGTACTACATATACCTTTAGTCTTACTGCACGTGCAATTCCACAAACAACAAACACATTGGTAAGAACAATACAAAATACAATGCGTTTTGATAGAACAAGCTATGCACCAAAAGTACAACAATGGGTACCAAGTCAATATTATTCTAGCCCATTCAATAGTTTGGGGACTGAAATAAGTCAAAGTACATTATTAAGTTACAGTCAACCTTATACAAACCTATCTGGTACAGGAGGAAATGGTACCGGTGCAGTTTTCACTGTATATAATGTGTTCATTGGTGGAAATTATTCTGTTACAGTAACTAATTCAGGTAATCACTATCATATCAATGATACTATCACTATTACTGGTAGTCACTTGGGTGGAACAGATAGTATCAATGATTGTGTGATTACAGTTACTGGATTACTTAACACATATACTAGACTTAATGCTGATGTATACACAGGTACATCTGGTACTGCTGCCTTATTTACAATAGTAAGTAATGGTATTAATTATGCAGTAACAGTTGCATCACCTGGTATTAATTATGTATTGGGTGATCAGTTCACATTTGCCGGCGGTAGATTCAATGGGGTAAGTACAACAAATGATGTGACTATTACTGTTACTGGTATCACAAGTCAGGGTGCTATCACTACAATCAGTTTCTCTGGTACACCTGCAACCAATGGCTCAATACACACATTATCAGTTTCTGGTACTGCGGTTGATGCATATCTATCAAGTTTAGCTGGCGTAGTTCTACCAATTACTAATTCATATGCAGATGGCAATGGTAACTCAATTGTTTCATTAGACTATGCTTTAAGTGGATTAAAACCTGGACAAATTCAAGGTAGTAAAGTTTATTTTTATCGTAATTTAAATTCATACATCTATGATGATACTAATTCTAATTTTACCGGTAATATAGTTGGAAGCATATCTGGTACTACTTTAACAGTAACTACTGTTAACAGTGGTAATCTTGGTATACCTTATCTGTTACACAACGGTGGGGTAGTATCGGGTACATATGTTACTGCGCAATTAACTGCTACTGAAACGCCAGTTGCAACTGCAACTGCGGCTCAAGCTACTGTTGGCACAAATACATTATTATTGAGTTCGTTTACACTAAATGATATTTCTAGAGTGTTGGTTGGTCAATTTGTTCAGCCAGTAACTGGCATACCTGCTAACACATTTGTTACTTTTGTTAATTATGTAACTGGTTCAATCATTATAAGTAACAATACAACTGCTGTAGTTAATAGTTCGTTGAACATATACATTGCAGGCGGTACGGGTACCTATACAGTAAACAACAGCCAATCATTAGCGTCAACAACAATGGATGTCGGCGGTGGTGCAAAAATAGAAATTCATAGACCTAGATTTAATCCAAACTCAGTTAATAATGAATATTTCATTAAAATATTAAATTATGGTACATGCTATAATGATACTACACAAAATAAGATTGTGATATCTGGTGCTTTATTGGGTGGCATAGCTGGAGTCAATGATGCTACAATCACAGTACATACAGGTAGTTTGATTGGAAATAATCCAATCATTAGTGCAACAGTTGGTGGTATAGCGGTTGGGTTCTATGAAATATATTACTTAAATCCCATCGATGACACACATGTGCAAGTATTCAAAGATTCGGCAAGACGAATCCCCTTACCATACAATCAGTATGTGTATACTGATTATAGCAACATTACCAATAGAACTGCTTCAAATTATATAGGATCACTTAATACAGATTATGCATACATACCAGAACCTATCTATTCAGGTGAGGGTTATGTATATGATGCAACTGCATTGGTTCTTTATAACGGTAGTGCTTATACATGTATTCAAAGTAATAATGATAGTGTATTTGATCCCGCTAAATGGACTAAACTACAAGCAGATGACCGTAAATTAAACGCTTTAGATAGAATTGTTATTTACTATCAACCATCTGCAACTATGATACCAAAAGATATACAACAACTAGTCAAAGGAACCTCGTACCCCAATGATGTATATTATGGTAACAGCTTTAGCCCAGAAGATTCTTATCCGATAGACATGGTAGTAAAAGACCAAATATTCTATCCTAGAGATGTAAGTATCAAAGCCATGATTTACGACGGTGAAAATTATGTAGCATTATCAGAATCATCAACACATTCTAGTGTATTAACAAGTACTGACGGTATCAATTGGAATAACTTTTCAATATCAAATTCAGTATTACAATTAACTAGTTTAAATTATAATACTGATCACCAACAGTATGTGGTGACTGATAACACATACCATAATTCTTTATTGTTGAGTCACGATTTAGAAAACTGGTTGGGTGTTGGACAGTCAACTAACTATGGTATGACTCCATACGATGATAACAATTTTGATAGTAGTCCAATTGTATGCCCTGATGGTATATTGAACAAAGTGATTTACACACAGGGGTATTATTACGCAGCAGGCGATAAAATTCTTAAGAGTATCGATGGCGTAATTTGGGAAACTGTTGCATTATTAACTGGTCAATATCCTGCAATCATCAATGACATGGAAAATGTAATTACAACATATTTTGATGGATTCATAGCAGTGGGTGAAACAACAGCAAGTGATTCAAATCATCTATCACAAACTGTAAGTTACATTATGGCTAGTATAGATGGTAACAATTGGATGGTAACTGACAATCAATTTTTAGGAATAGGTAGTGTACACTTGGTCACTTATTCTCCTGACATCATTGTTATTGCCGGTGCTAGTGGTTCAGTTTTCTATAGTACAAACGGATTTAATTGGTTGATGGGAGATATATCTGGAAATGGTAATACTAACGCCTTGAATAAAGGTGCATATGCTAATGGTATATTCATATTAGTAGGAGACAGTGGAGTTATCCTAAGATCAACAAATGGAATAGATTGGCTTGATGTAAGTGGAGCTACGACAAACAATTTATATTCTATAATCAATGATGGTGTTTATTTCTATGCCGCAGGTGATAAAGGTACTATATTACAAAGTATGGATGGAACTACATGGCTAGATACAAGTGTCATTAGACAACCAACTAGTGATGTAGATCCAATAGAAAAATTACCATATAGCACAATCAAAGGCAGCGATTTCTTATTTGGATACGGTCCAGAAGAAATGATACCTGGTCTAATGACAGACTCATTATCTATGACCGTAGTTTCAGCTCCAGGAAGTTACTGGGATGATACCAACGCTATTAGCGGACAATTAATTGTAGAAAACAATGGTTTCTCAATGATTAGTAAAACAACAACTCCTATAAAAAATAAAGTAAGTTTTGCTAGTATGGCTTTGTACCCTGCACAAATTAGTGTATTTGTAATGGATATGATTACTCATACCGGAACTAGAATTTATGAACAGTCTTCAGCAAATAGTCCATTGAGTTATACAGTTGATTGGTATAATAAAGAAATTACATTATCTGATTCTTTAACAAATGATAATCAAATTACAATTGAAGTATATGAAATTGGTAACGGTAAAGAATACTTTAAGAGCAGTACAGATTATGTTCCGTTGAGAACGAATGATCAAGGTAATTCCTACATACAATTAGATATAAAATATAAACCAATTCAAGTAGAACCAGTGATATATGTCAATGGATCAGCTCTAGTATACAATCAAGATTATACAATTGATTTCACAACTGGGGTATATGCATATACAATAATAACTTTTGTTACAGAATATGATCAAGAAACAGATTATATTACGTTTACTTTATTAGACACAAGTTTGAATGATTATAATACTACTGAATATTTGTTTAGTATCCCTGAAACACAGTTGTTCACAGGAAGTTCTACGGACACCTTTAATTTAACAAACTACATAGGCGGTACTTATTCACAGCCGCCCGGTGCTGCCTTAGGTGATAATGCAACCAATGCAATTGTTGAAATCAATGGTATTAGAAGAGACCCAACTCCCGGAGTAGAGTATACTATTACAGTTCCTGATCCAGTCAATCGACCTAATGTAGCTACATTGGTGTTTAATAATCCAGTAAGTAGTGATGATTTAGTAGCGGTGACCACATACCACGAAGTTCAGCGTTTGTATTTAAAAACTCTTGTATGGACAAGTGCACCTTATACAGTTCAAGATTTATTTTATTACGGAATAATTGATTTAGTTGAATATAGTGATCCTACTAAAGTTTGGGTAACAATTAATGGTCAACGTGTAGACCCTAGTGTTGTCACATATGACGGTGCAAACTTAAACATAGCAACTACTATTAATTCAGGGGATGAAGTGGTAGCTACTATTATGGCAAAAGGGTCAAGTCCAAATGCGTTAAGTTATACGGTCGATATAGATAAAAATAACAACACCTTAATTTATCGTAACAATATAGAAATTACATCATGGTTAGTAACAGACTTGCTACCCTCTGATTCTTCAATCTATGTGTATGATTTGCAAAATATCATTGATAAGGGTACAACTCAGGGTATTGTTAAAATAAACAATGAAAAAATAAGATATTCAATGGTAGATTTGGTTGCAAATACACTAAGTGGATTGACTAGAGGAGTTCTAGGAACTAGTGTTGCAGAGGTTCATAGCATGTATGAACAAGTAACTGGATTAACTGCTAATGCTACCCTTGATCCTAATTACTATAATAAACGCTGGAATACTAATAATATTGATGAAGTCAATGGAGATCCGTTACAACTAAGCACTAGTCCAACGGCTACTTTCTTAAAATACGGGCATTATTGAAAGATAAATACATGACTATGAACGAAATCCCAGAAAAAAAAGATGAGGAAATATCCAAAGAAAAGCCCACAGATGAAAATGGCGGGTTTCTCTTTAGTTCAGCAATAAAGATTTACGACCCTAACACAGAAGAAGTGTTAGTACAAATACGAGGCGACAATTAATGAGTAAACTAAATATCCCCCTGTCAATCGAGGGCTTTTTGAAAGTCTATGATCCAAACAGTAAAGAAGTTTTTTATGATGGGCACAATGCTATTCACTATGAGAATATCAGCATAGCCATTGCAAATGCACTTAGTAATCGCGGTCAAGGGACTATTTTTCAAATGGCTTTTGGTAACGGTGGCAGTAGTGTAGACCAAACCGGTATTATTACATATTTACCAACCAATACAACTGGTCAAAATGCTAGTTTGTATAATCAAACATATACAAAAATTGTTGATGACACAAATATCTTAAATGATAATCCAGTAAGAAATAAAATGACAGTAACACATACCAGTGGTAAAGTTTATACTGATATTGTTGTCAATTGTTTATTGGATTACGGTGAGCCTGCAGGGCAACAAGCCTTTGATAACGGGACATTATTGCAAAGTGATTATGTCTTTGATGAGTTGGGTTTATTAGGTACATATGGGTTAGATAGCAACGGAAATGAATTAACTACATTACTAACACATGTGATTTTTCATCCAGTGCAAAAGAGTTTAAACAGACAAATTCAAATTGATTATACAGTTCGCATACAAAGCTTGACGAACTTGATCACAATTTAAGATAAATATAGAAAACGCGGAGTAAAATATAAATGGCTGCATATACAATCGTTAGAAGTAATGGTCAAACATTGACTACTATTCAAGATGGAACAATCAATACGACTAGTTCCTCACTAAGTTTATTTGGGCGTAACAGCTCAGGATATGGTCAAGGATTAGATACAAATCTAATTAGAATGTTGGAAAACTTTAGTAATCCTACTCCACCTTCTAATCCAATTCTTGGACAACTTTGGTTCAACACAACACTTAATACACTTAACATTTGCCCAAGAGACGGGGAAAGTAATGCTCTTGCCTGGATAACATTAACTAGTACAAATTCAGGCGGCAGTGCAACATTGGGTAATGTTACTGTAACTGGTAACATCACGACCAACAATTTAACAGTAACTAATTCAACTAGTACAGATACACTTACTGCTAGATTAGAAACAATCTCAGGAACAGCAACCATAAATGCTGCAATAATTACATCTGGTACAATAGGTGCGTTGACAACTACTAATGTTTCAACTGGTGGAACAACAACCGGCGGTATATTAACTGGTGCTTGGACATTATATGGTAACGCAACTGGTGAAGCAACCAATATTGGTTACGGTGGTGGTTATGCATTGTATATTAAATCAGGTGATATTGCGTTTGATGCTAGTAGTCTTAATGGCATTAGATGTGATCGTTATATGAATAGTGACGGTAGTTTATTTAACCCAGCCGGTAGCTATACTAATGCCAATGTATATAATTATCTAACTGGTACAGGTGTAACTCAGTTTACAGGAAATATTGCACCAACTAAAGTTACTACAAGTCATTTGGCAGGCGGCGGTGATATTAGTGGTACTTGGACATTAACATCAGGCTCAACAATTCAAGCAACATACGCTGACTTGGCAGAAAGATTTGAAGCAGATACGTTGTATGATGAAGGTACTGTAGTTGAATTAGGTGGTGATAAAGAAATCACTGCCGTAGTAGAAGAACTAAGCGACAGAGTATTTGGTGTAGTTAGTAAGAAAGCTGCATACATTATGAATAGCAAAGAAGGCTATACTGATGAAACTCATCCACCGGTTGCACTTAGCGGTCGTGTCCCAGTTAAAGTCATTGGACAAGTTCGTAAAGGTGATTGGTTAGTTAGTGCAGGAAAAGGCAAGGCTAGATCAGCCGGTTCTAATGAGAAGAATGCATTCAATACTATTGGTCGTGCATTATCAAGCAAAGATACGTCAGGTGAGGGTATAGTTACTGCGTTCGTGTCAGTTAAATAAGGATTTATAATGACCTATCA